AAATGCTAAAGCAGATGACAGAAATTCAGAAAGAAATTAATGACTACAATAATGTTCGCAAATTTATGGAGATTGTTCTTCAAGTTCTGCAAGAAGAAGTCCCTGATAAGATACCTGTCATAGCAGAAAAGCTTCGTGTAGTTAAAGGTACACAGTGGTTTGCTGAAATGATAAATAAAGGGACTGAGGAAAAATGAGAGCAGATTTTATTTTGGAGAGGTGGGATGCTAGTGAGTATTGAAACCTCTAAAGTAGGTAGTTTGATAGATGATTTTATTAATCTTGCAGAAGGTAAAAAGAAACAAGAAGGTCTGTGGCGGGAGGAACCTGTTGACTTGTTGACTTTCTTTAAAAGTAAAGATTTTTTAAATGAAAATCCTTATCCAGGTAAGCAGACAGAACTACTTGAAAAAGTTAATGCGATATTATGGTACAAACTTACTGGCGATGAGAAAGTGTGTCCTGCCGATCTTAGACAAGTAACCGAAATGGTAGTTATGTTCGGTAAAGGTAGTGGTAAAGACTTTCTTATATCTGGTATTCTGACTTATGTGTGTTATCTCCTTTGTTGTATGAGGGACCCGCATGAGTATTTTGGTTTTGGTCAGGATGAACCTATTGACCTAATTAATGTAGCTATTAATGCTTATCAGGCCAATAACGTATTCTTCAAAAAACTGAAGGCCAGGTTAAGTTCTTGTAAGTGGTTTAAGAAAGTAAACTATAATCCTGCGGAAAATCCTGATGCCGCCCCGAATGAGTATCAAATAACTAAACAACAGATTAGATTTTATAAAAACATCACTGCACACAGTGCCCACTCAGAGGCAGATTCATTTGAAGGGTTTAACCCTCTTGTTGTAATTTTTGACGAGATAGGCGGGTTTGAATATAATAAAGCAGATGAATGTTATACTACGTTACGTTCATCTGCTGTTTCACGATTTAATAATAAAATGCTGCTAATTTTTATCTCTTTCCCACGTTCTGCAGATGATTATATGATGAAAAAGTATAAAGAAGCCACAGAAGGCAATGACCCACAAGTATTTGCAATGATAGGAAAGTCGTGGGAAGTAAATCCTAAAATTACCCGTGAATCACTTCAAAAAGACTACGATACCGACCCTGAAGGTAGNATGACTAAATATGAGTGTAAACCGCCCGCTTATATAGACGGATTCTTCAAATTCCCNGAGAAGATAGATGAAGTTGTAATGGTTGGAGTTCAATCACAATGTCCTGGACTAATAGTACAAGAAAAGATAACAACAAGGAGATTGAGTACGGGCGAAGAAAAGCACTTTGTTGGTCTGGAAATATTCAACCTCAACCTTAATCCAGCTTACACATACTACCTTGGCGGGGACGGTGGTGTAACAACAGACAGTTACTGTATTTCACTGTTTCATGCAGAACCCGTGTTAGTAGAGGTAGTTGAAAACGGTCAGACAATTACTAAATACATTAATAAACCAGTAGAGGACTTACTTCTAGAGTGGAGGCCAAGTAAAAAAGACAGACTGCCTGTTGACCTTATAAATGTTGCAGATATATTAGAAATGATATGTAAGCAGGTATATGTCAAAAAAGCCTTGTTTGATAAATTTAACTCTGCAGAAGTAGTCCAGCGTCTAATGACATACGGGGTGGAAGCNGAAGATAAGAACTGGTCTAACCCATTCCAGTTGCAAATCTACCAAAACGGTAAGTCACTTATATATACAGGACAAGTAGCTCTTTTGGACTATCAGTCCAGATATGAGGGGGTACTAAACCCAAACGATGAGCTAAAAGCTATCAAAATAATCAATGGTAATAAGATAGACCACGACAAGGATAAGTCTAAAGACTTTAGTGACGCTCGGATGGCAGCTATTTGGTTATGTTCTATGGACGAACCTGCTGTAACCGAACATTTTGCTATGCCAGAGATACTTGGTGCTAGAAGGAAAAGATAAAACACAGGATGCAAGCCTGTGTTTTTTATTNATACAACATATTGTATAAACACAATTTTTTTGCCACAATTCTGTAGTTCAAATTTTAAACTTCAGGTTCTGTAGTTCAAATTTTAAACCTCTGTAGTTCAAATTTTAAACCTCTGTAGTTCAAAATTTGAACTCTAATAATTACAAATAATAATTACAAAGAAGAATTACAAAACAAGTGCTGGCGCACTTGCTGAGAAAAATAACCTATTCGATAAGATAAAGCCTAAACAGCATATTCTAATAGGAGAACTTGATTTTATGAGGGGGATTTGTAAGTGATACAACTTTTTAGTAGATACAAAGGAAACTATAAATCGATATTTATTGTCCCCATAGGGGACGTTCATTTTGGCAGTAAATATTTCAATAGAAAATATCTCGATAATGCGCTTAGATTTATAGATAGAAACAGAAATCGTTGTCGCATATTTTTGATGGGTGACTTGTTAGAACTTGCTACGAAAACTTCTGTAGGTCGTTCTGTGTATGATGAAAGTTACCCCACCCAAAAACAATTTGAAGTTGCTGTAGAAACTTTTAAACCTTACGCAGACCTTATTGATGTTATTGTTGAAGGAAACCATGAAGAGAGAATTATTCGAGATACTTCATTTGAAATTACACAAGAGTTTGCCCACCGCATAGGTCGTTATGATGCTTACGGTAAATTTAATGCGATTGTGAATATTCAAGTTGGCGACCTTATGTATTCTTCTTATGTATGGCATGGTGCAACAAGTGGAACTAAGGAGACAAGTGCAATAAATGGTCTGCTGTCCATGCGTGAAAAAGCGTTTTGCCACATGTATTTTATGGGTCACACCCATAAGTTGTTCGACCTACCTCGTGAGATTGCAGTTCCAACAACATGTGGTAATGAGGTTGTAAAAATGAAGCAACTTCTGGTTAATACAGGCTCTGCTCTTGATGATGGTGGGTATGGAGACCAGAAAGGATTAGCTTATACAAGAAAAGGATTCTGTGCAGTTCAAATTTTTGCAGAGCAGAGAAAGATGGTGTTTCATTACATTGATGATTTGGTAGCTTAAAGGAGGGTTAGCAGGTGGGTTTAATTAAAAACTTCCAAAAGTATTTTAACAATAGAAGAAACTCTAATATAGCTCAGAAAACAGAGACCATCTATAACAGGAATGCAGAATCAGTTCCTGACTTTGGCGGTTCTCGTACCACTATACCCAAGTTTACAGATGGTGTAGGTAATGCTTTTAGTTCTTTACCTAAAAGGACACAGAGACAACTTGGTTTGGATGAGAGACGTTTTAATAATATGTCTATTCCAGACCTGGTGGACACACTTATAGATGCCCACCCTGATGTCTCTTTTGCTTTGTGGAATTTTCTCCGAATAGGTAATTGTGATTATAATATTCATGTATATAGGGTTAATAGTAAGAAAAAATACAAAGCAGCAGAAAGGTATTTGGAAGAGTTAATTGATAGGCTTGATATGCCTAATGTGTATCAGTTTGAAAAGTCCAGGTCTTTAAAAAAAGTTATCAATCAGCTTATTTTGAGCTTAATAACAAGAGGGGCTGCAGCTCTTGAAGTGGTTCTTACTCCAGATTATAATGATGTAGCATTTTTTGCACCTGTAGACCCTGCTACTATTGAATTTAAATACGAAAATGGGAGATTTGTACCTTATCAAGGTCAAGGACGTACTGCTATTTCGTTAGATATACCTACATTTTTCTATGAGGGCCTTGATGAACGCATTGATGATCCTTATGGACGTTCCCCCATTATTTCTGCATTATCTATGGTTTTGTTTCAGCTACAAGTATTGAATGATATAAAAGCAGTTGTACACAATCAAGGATATCCTAGATTCGATATTAAAATTATTGAAGAAGTTCTTCTTAATCGTATGCCTATAAGTATTCGTAATAACGAGCAGGAAAAGCAAAAGTGGCTTAGGGAAAGACTTGATGAAATTATAGAAATGTATAATGAACTTGAGCCTGATGATACTTTTGTTCATTTTGATTCAGTTGAAATTGGAATGGTTGGTGGAAAGAACGGCAGTGGTGGGGGTGCAATGATTGACCCTCAGAAGTTAATGGCAGCTATTGATCACTTGATAATGAGTGGTCTAAAAACTCTTTCCACTATTCTTGGTAGGAGAAGTACTGGTAATACAGAATCATTTGCAAAACTTGAAATAAAACTTTATTTGCAAGGAATCAAAGCTATTCATGATGTTGTTTCTAGTATTTTGTCTAGGGCTTTAACACTTGCTCTTAATATTAATGGTAAGCAGGGTATAGTGAAGTTTGAGTTCTGTCCAGTAGAGATTCGTACTGAACTTGAACAAGAACAGTTTAAGCAGATTAAGTATCTCAATCTGGCTTATGCTAGAGACCAGGGATGGATAGATCAGTATGAAGCTGCTAATGCAGCAGTTGGCCATGACCCTGTGTTGGAAGAACCTGATTGGGAACATTTACAACCTATGAAAAATAAAGAAGGGCAAACACCAAAAGGAACTGTAGACACCAACCCAAATGCTGGCGGTAATACTGATGAATCCAGCGGAAGTTAATTAATGTAATTTATAGTCTATTCTAATGAATAGACGAAAGGAGGAAGGTACTATGGCTAAACCTACTAAGGAACAACTTGAAAAAATTAATAAATTAGCTGTTAGAGAGCTAACAGAGGACGATGTGTTTGTATTTCGTTCCTTGATGATAGATGACCAAGTTACTGCGTATTACTCAAAGCTTCATGAAAATTTTCTTCGTAAGATAGTTATGGACGCCAAGAAGGGTGTAGGTTTGCTTCTTAATCATAACTGTTTCCAGCTTCCTGTTGGTAGAACTTTTGATGCTGAGTTGGTAGAAGAGTACGATGAGGAAGTTGGGGATTTTTGCAAATCTGTTTATGGTGAAGTCTATATTGATCGAGGAAGAAATACTGAATCTAATATGACTACCGATGATATTATCAAAGGTATTGAATCTGGTACTATTTTTGATGTATCTATCGGATTTAACGCATCGTCTTGGAAGTGTTCTATATGTGGAAATGATATTCGTGATTATATGTCTTGTCCACACATCCCTGGTAAAAAATATATAGTTCAAGACGAAGAAGGTAATGATATAGTTGAAACTTGCATTGTTAATGTTGGTGAAGATGGTGAGGGCGAGTTATTAGAATTATCCCTTGTATATGCGGGTGCTTGTGGAAGAGCTACTATTAAAAACGAATTTTCTAACGATAGTGTTATAGAATTAGATAAAGGTACTAAACTAACATTAGTCGATAATTTCAAAAACGTACCTTTATATGCAAAGATTTATCAGTATTACTCTAAAGATGGTGTTGTTTTGTATACCGATACAGATGAACGTACTGAAGGTGCTGAATATTTAGCAAAAAGGAGTGAAACAGAAGTGATTTTAACTAAGTTATATGAGGTAATGAAGAATACTTTTGGCATTGAGGTCTCTTCCGAGGAAGAGCTTATATCTAAACTGAGCGAATTCGGTTTGGAACTGTCAAAAGTAAAAGATGAACTGGCGGCTAAGGAAAGTGAACTGTCTGCTAAGAATACTGAACTTGAAACTGCTAATAGTGAATTAGCAAAAGTTGTTGCTGAAAATGAACAGTTAAAGACTGATCTTGCAAACAAAGAGGCTGAAATTGCTGAACTCAATAAAAAGGCAGAAATTGTTGAGACTTATCGCCAGGAACTCATTGATAAGGCTCTTAATTTAGGTGTAAAGTTACAAGGTAATGCTTTCCAGAGAGAGCTGTTCTCTAGATTCCTTGAAACACTTAGTCTTGATGAGATTAAAAATGTAGTTTCTGGTTTTGAAACTGAAGTTCGTAACAAGTTTGCAGGTGTTAGAGTGTCCGAAGGTGAAGATAGATCGCTTACAAATCGAGTAAGTGATGTACCTGATAAGGACGAGAATCCTGCTGAGTTTAGCGCATATGTAGCTGAGAAAGCTATTGAATATGCAAAAGAACATGGAATTAGCATTTCNNNAGCTNCNNAGCTNATATACAAGAAATATTCAAATAAAGATAGGAGTGATTCTTAATGGCTGGTAAGTTCACAGGTTTGCAGAAAACCTACCAGATTGGTGATGCCGATGGTATTGCTCTTTACACTGGCGTTACCTATGGTGATAAAGATGGATATGTTGTAAAGCCTACTGATGACAACGCCGTGTTTGTAGGTGTTGTTGATAATGATGAAAGAATAGATGACCCCATCCGTGCTGGTGGAGACCAGACTGGTCGTAACATTGCGGTTCATGTAGAGGGCTATGGTGAAATTAGAATCGCAGGTACTGTTGCATATGGTGACAAGCTGATTCTTGGAGAGGGTGGCGTAGCAAAGACTATGCCTAGTGCATCTGGAACCTACAATGTAATTGGTTTTGCTGAAAAGTCTGGTGTGGATGGGGATGTAATTCCGTTCAAAATTGCTGTAATGACTGTAACCATCGTCTAATTTCATAAGATGATAGAAGGAGAGTGAATTTAGATGCCTACTGTACAAAAAGTGCATATAGATAAAGCTTTGACTAACATCTCTGTTGGCTATAAGAATGAACAGTATATTGCAGACCAGATTCTGCTCTCTGTTCCTGTAGATAAGCAGTCTGATAGGTATTATGTATATGGTAAGGAAATGTTCAGGCAGCATGATGACAGAAGGGCACCTGGAACAGAGGCCAATGAAATCAACTGGACTCTCAGTGATGATACCTACTTCTGTGAAGGACATGCTCTGCGTACCGCTATTCCTGATGAAGAGTTACAGAATGCTGATGATGAGTTTGACTTGAAAGCAGATGCAACAGAACTCGTAACTGAGGGAATCCTCCTTAATAAGGAAATCAATGCAGCCGAGATGCTTCTTGATTCTGCTAGCTATGGTGAAGATCTTGTCTTTAACATGGGTGCTAGTGGTAATCCTGCAAAGTGGTCTGACTATGAAAACAGTGACCCTGCTGTTGATATTGCCAAGGCTAAGGAGAGAATTCACAAGCTTTCTGGTATTAGGGCCAACACGCTCATCCTTTCCGAACCTGTGTTTAATGTTTTGAAGTTCCATCCCAAAGTTCTGAAGCTGTTTGCAGGTGTAACTCCTGTTGGGGTTGCAAATATCGAACAGATTAGGTTGGCTCTTGGCGTAGATAAAATCGTAGTAGGTTCTGCACTAAAATCTGGGGCTACTAACCCTGGTAGGCCCGATACTCTGGATTATATTTGGGGTAATAGTGCAATCCTCGCTTATGTTCCGCCTAAGCCTGGAAAGAAGGTTCCTGCTATTGGTTACACCTTTATGTGGAATAAGGATGGCGAAGGTCCTGTTCAGGTTAGGTCTTGGTACGAACAGGGCAGACGTGCAACAATCGTAGAAGCTGAAAGATGGTATGCACATAAGATTATTTGCAATACTGCAGGATTCCTGTTTGCTGACGCTGTTGCACCGCTGGCTGGTTAATTAATAGTAAATTAAAATAGGTCGCTATAGGATTGCCTGTAGCGACCATTTTAACTTAATTAGTGACAGAAGTCACCCACTTCTATAAGTGGGTGATGAATGTCGCAAAATATATAAAAAATGCTAAAATTATTATAGCGAAAACCAAGCTAATTAGCCATGTAGATGGTAAGCCTGGGGATGGAACAGCCATTTGAGCGTGGGTAAACTTGCTCCGATGGGAGTATTGACCACGAAGCCACCACCTTTATAGGTGGAGGTAGTTCACCATTAGGAGGTATATTATGGCAGAGAATAAAAAGAAAACAACTACTACAAGGAAAACTAATAAGAATATGATTCAGAATATAAATGAAGTACAGGTAGCTACTAATTTAGCGGAATCTAATATTACTTCTGAGACTAATTTTCAAGAANATAAAGCAGTATTGGTTTCGGAAAAGAAGATTCAACTTAGTGTTTCTGTAGTTAAGAGTATTGACGTACCTGATGAGGTTACTTCTGTTGTTGTAGAAAATTTTGGGGCTGGAGATTTGTATGCAGACCCTGAGAATGCAGTATATGACATCAAAAATATTGTAAGGCCAGGCGAATCAAAAGAATTTAAGAATGCAAAAACATTAGTTTTGATATCTACATGCAAGCCTGTTGTATCTATAAAGTTTTATAAGTAGTTGGAGGGGAGGGTTTGGTATGCTTATCCTAGAGCCAGGATTCGAAAACGTAGTACGTTCTCGGTTGGGTGTTGATGCAGATGATTTAACTGATGAAGAGTTAAACCAACCCCTCATAGTTGACCTTGCTGAAGCGACTATAATCCGCAGGGTTCCTGCCTATGAATCAATAACAGACCCATTGGATTTGTTATATTTACAGAACGCTGTCATTTCTCAGATATGTTATATTCTATGCCCAAGTATGCCTAAAAGACTTAATTTAAGAATTTCTATCTCTGATGTAAAAATAGAGAAAGAAAAAGTTGATTGGGATATGATGGCGGCCAAATTTCTTGCAGAAGTTGAATCTAATTTAGGAAGTATCACTACTGTTCCTGTTAATAGTCCAATGGAAGGTGTAAGTATCCTAGTAGACAAAATTAGAAATACTAGAAAGCCAATAGGAGTGTGAGCCATCATGGTCAATGAAAAAGAACGTATAATTAAAAAACTAGGTATAAATGCCGAAGTTAGGTATCCAGATGGCTCAACAAAAGAAGTAAAATGTTTAATTGGCAGGGCAAGTACTATTTTCAATAGTATGCTTTCACTTGAAGCTCATAGAAAAGGAGATTTTCTTATTGCGGACAATGTGGGCGGCGGGTGTATAGTGACTAATTCACTAACAGGAGAATCTTATTTGGTAGTGGCTACCTATACGGCTACTTTTAAAGATATTATATTATCTCGTCTCGCCCACATGTTACTCTGTAATGCAAAAATAACTGTTAAACGTGATGAACGTATAGCTGATGATAATGGTAATGTAAAGACACTTCCTGTTGATGTAGTGTCTGACCTAGATATTTATGTTAAGGTAGTGGACCAGCAAATGAGACAGTATAATCCTGGTCTTCATGTCGATGCAGAATACATTATATTTAGTCCAGCTATTAATATAGAGCCGTTGGATAAGGTTTTGTTGACAGGTTATGATAGTAAACCAATCCCGCTTAAAATAGTCAGTTATGACAATCTGACATATCCAGGTATTTCTTGTATCCAGGTAAAGGAAGAAACAAGGAAGTGATAACATGGCTAGACCAAGTAATCAAAGTAGGCTTTTTTCTTTTGATGTAGATGGATATGTTTCAGAACTCAGATATAGTTTGAGAAGTGCCATGCGTGAAATAAAAGAGACATTATTGAAAGAACTGAAAAATTCNGCTAAATCTTTACCGTTTAAGAGAAATCCTGTTCGATTGGCTGGTGGAGAAGTTACAAGTGACTATAAAAGAAGAAGGGCAGTTATAAATGCTATAAATGCAAGTATGGATGAAATTGAGAGAGACGTTATTATGCTTACTTTTACTGCATTAGATAATAACTTTAAAGATTCACATATTGGTATTTATTATGAGCATGGTACAGGTGAAGAGTGGGATGGCGAATATGAAACTTTACCTGGTATTGTACCGTCCCCAAATAAGTATAGAAGTGGTAGACAAATAGTATCTCGTTCTAGGCACATTGACTATGCAGGTCTAGGTAAAGGTAAGTGGATAGATTTAGGTGGTAATATACGAGTTACTGCATCAAGGGAAGCAGGAAGACGTACACCTGGCTTTATAGCTTATATTGGTGAGGATACAAAAGCTTATCATTGGTTTAGTTCTGTGTTTGAAGAAAAGAGAGAATGGATTATGAAGAAGCTTAGAGAGGCTGTGATGAGAGTAAAGCCAGAAAGGTTTATAAGATTGTCAACTAAGAATTTTGTGTTAGGGAAGGACGGCATCACAAAATGATAGTTGTAAAACTCTATAATGGAGTATTTCAGAAGCTTGCTAATGATGAGATTATTCAAGATTTGCTTGAAATTGATACTTCGTTAGGNAGTAATGAATTGAGGTTGCTTAGAGCAGATAAAATTCAGAAAAGACGTAAACCACAAAATTTAGCAGATAATATTCCTCTAATTGCTTTTTATACTGTTGGTGGTGGCAAGGACCCAACTAATGATAGAGTTTGGGGTTCCACTTTTGTGTTTGATATTTATACTAATGACGATGTTGAAAAAGCTCATCGTATAAGTGAAAGGATATCTGAACTTTTTGACGGTAGTATACCCCCGTTTGCAGGTATAACAACATTCGAATCAGAATTAGAAGATGCTTATGAAAGTAAAACCGATCTTCCTAACACTTATTGTTGGACCGTTATTATAACAATGTTTGTAGGTTTGGAAGATTAAATGTTAATCTTTATCAATTGTAGTCTAATCTAAGTCAGTAGAATGAAATTATCGGGGGGTTGTTTATAATCTACTATTTAACCAAAAGGAGTGAAAATTGATGGCTAAAAAGATGATAATCAAAGGCGTAGGAACTATGATGGCAAAAGTATATGATAGAGCAGGTAATGGCGCAGAAGTCATTACACTTGGTACTCTTCAAGATTTGCGAATTACTATGAGCACTGAAATAGACGATATTTTCGGTGGAGATGGCATGTTTGCTATTGACACCCTTGTGAGGAATAAGGCAATCGAAATCACAGCTACTGATGCTAAGTTTGATTTGGATGCTGTTAGACTTATGATGGGTTCCACCGTTAGCGAGCAGATTGACAGCTATGTGTGGGTTATTGGTGAACAGCAGACTCTTGTTGCAGGTACCAATGCTACTGAATCTGTAGCTGTTTGTCCGCTTGAGTTTGGTGGAAACGACGTTTACTATGACCCTGGGTTTGTTGTAAGGACAAAGATTAGCAATAAGCTTTATAAAGAAGTTCCTTTCGAATCTGATAAGGCACCTGGTGTAGGTCAGTTTATGTATNATNANNCAGAAGGAAAGCTTTACTTCGCACCTGATATGGTAGGCGAAGATGTTGTAGTAAATTACAGAAGAAAGGAAGTTGTTGACATCGCTGACTTGCTTATCGATGAAATTCCTTTCCCTGTCCATGTAATCCATCACGGTTCCTTCCTGCAGAAAGATAATACCTACGCAGGTATTGAAACTGAATTGTTCTGCTGCAGAGCGCAGGGGCAGTTCTCTATCAATGCTGCCCGTGCTACAGCTTCTGCATCTGAGGTTAGTTTGAAGGTAATTGACCCTGAAAGANCTGACGGTAGAATCGGTACTATTAAGAGGTACCAGTCTACTAGGAGGGTGTAATCACTTGGCAAGGATAGCAACGAGGTAGAGTTTCCCCCTGCTCTACCTTTATCCTTGCCATACTAATTAAAAANGGGGGAAATCAATAGAAGGGGGAAATCTAATGGAAGATGTGTCTAAGACTAAAGAAGTACTTGAAAGAGAACATGCTGAGCAGATGAATAAAGAGGCTGTTGAGAGAATAAAGAAAGAATTTCTTTCTAAAGAGGAAGCTGAACGTATTGAATCAATTTTCTTTGAAGATGATGCTGAAATTCGTTTAAGAGATGGAAAGCGGTATAAAATACCACCTTGCACACTTAAAAATGCAAGGAGATTGATGCAGCTTCTTAAAACCGTTAATATCGATGTTATTATGTTAAACTTTGTACCAACTGGTGATGAAGCTTTAGATGAAAGAAGGATTAATGAGCTTTATGAAATTCTTGAGATGGCTTTTGTAAATTACAAAGAAGTCACCAGGGAATACATTGAAGAGTATGTTGATGTAGAACTTGCTAGAAAAATTATTGAGATTCTTATTGGGTTAAATGGGTTAAAAAAATAGAAGCCCCAGAAGGGGAGGGTGAAGAGAGTACAGGTATAAGAGATATAGAGACTGATGAACCTTTGGATTGGGGCGAAATATTTTTTATTCTCCATAAGTATTGTAATTTAAACAAGTGGGAAATATGGGAATATACATTGCCGCAAATTACTGAATTGATGAAAAGAGCTAATCGATATATTCAGTTTGAGATAAATATTCATTCGATGCCTTTAAGTGTAGTGGGCGCAAGTCCATCAGTTCCAGATGGGTATGAGCAAACTGGCGGCAAGTCAAATAATGACGATGATGAATACCACATAGCTACTGAGGATGATATTATGGCTCTATCACAGTTACTTGGTGGCTAATGTCCCTTTCTGCCTATTCTAAATAGGTGAAAGGGATTTCTTTTTATAAAGGAGATGGATACCTAATGGCTGATAACAACATGCTGAATACCAAAATAGGTATTGATTTTAGTGAAGCTATATCTCAAATAGAGAATTTTAGTAATAGATTGCAAAAGCTTTCTTCGGATTTTGCAAGGCTGTCTGGTGCTGCAGATAAAACACTAGGCAAGTCTATTGCTCAAATTGTAATGAAGAAAGTTGAAGAAATTGGTGATATAAATGTTAATTTGAAAAATATTGATGAAACAGTACGCTCAAAGATTGAACGTGCTGTTGCAGACTATATTATTGGTAGCGGATTAAAAATTAATACTGCAGGTAAGCCATTAGCAATTAATCTCGATTTAGATAAATCTACTATTGATAGGTTGAGTAAAACACTGTCTGACCAAGTTGCTGACAGTATAGATTTTGGTTCTTTAAAGAGGCTGAAGGTTTCTATAACTAAAGAAAATATGGCAGATATAAATGCAAGATTGGAAAGGAAATTTAATCAGTCTCTGAAAAGAGGTATTACTGTCGATTTTGGTGGCGGTGAAGAAGGCAGAGTTCAACTTAATATTGGCAAAGCCCATATGGATGCTATAGTTGAAAAGATTAGACAGAGAATCCTGTCCTTCTTAAGAAGTGAGAGNAGCTATGTTTTTGGGGAACTTGAGCCNATTAAAATAAATCCTGAAGATATGAAGGCTGCCTTCGATAGAATAAAGGATATGGTTACGAACATCGAAAAGCACTTGAATATTNATCCAGAAGTGCTTGGAGATTTACCTAACCTNGATGAGGCATTGACAAAATTTAAACAAAATCTTAGGACAACTCTTTCAGAGTTGAATAAAGTTGCAGAAATCATTAGCTCTATTGATATTGGTTCAGCCACACCAGAAGCTATCAAATCATTGCATGATAAAGTAAAAGTTCTTAGGGACTCTATTTTAAGTATTGTTGATAAATATGTTTTAGAAGCCACTCGTCAATTAGATTCTTTTAAGGGTGGCGAGATAGACCTTGGTAAGTTCATGGCTGTTAATGAGAGGGTTAGTGAAAAGGTAGAGAAGCTTTTATTGCAGCAATTATACGAAATTGAGAAACAGATAGTAGCAGCTATGGGCGTTACTATTGAGAAAGATGAAAATAATAAGTTTGCAGTGAATGTAAAGAAGTTACAATCTGCGCTTGTTGAACTTGCGGCAAAGGCTGTTGAGGATATTTCTGGCGGTGAAATCAGAATTGACACCATGCCAGTTATTAACATGCTTAGAAATTGGGCTGAAGTAGTTGGTCCTTTACTGCAAAAGACTGTTACTGATGCCATCGCCCCAATGACTCAAGAGTTAATACTTGCTAATAATAAGCTGGTTAATGATTATGTTAATGCTATCAAGTCATTAACACAACTAGAATATGATTTTAGTTTTGCTGAGGGGCAGAAGTTAACTATTCCTGCTGATGAGCTTCAGGCAAAAGTAATTCCTGCCGTAGAAAAAGCCATCACGGAAATGGTCAATAATCTCGTACCTGCTTTTGATAGTGATTNGAAAGGCAAGGGATTTTCCAAAGAAGTGGTATCACGTACTAAGAATATAATTACTTCTCTACTGATAGAACAGGTAGAGAATATGGCAAATATTCTTAGTTCGTCAGGTATTACTTTAACAAAGCGAGAATCTAGTGTTTTTGATAAGAGGCTCTCGGAAGAGTCAAAGAAATTGCTTGATGTTATATTAGAGAGGACCAGAAAGGCTATTGAAGTTTACACAGTCGGTATTGCTAATAATGATTTTTCAGCATTTTCTGCTAAAGAACAAGCTGCTATTAAATCTGCTATTGAAGGGACTTATAACAAGGTTATAAAGCAATTTACAGATTCCCTTAGTGCGGCATTAAGGGCTTTCTTAACTACTGCCGATATAAATTCTCAGTTAGAATCTCAAATAAGAACTGCTGTTGAGGCGGGTATTCGAAATGCTTCAATAGGTGAGGTATCTATTAAGTTAAATGATGCAGTTTCTTCAGCAATTTCTAAGGTTGAAGAAGCTGTAAAACATGCTGTTTTAGTTTGGG